CTTGTCAGCGTCAAACCATCCAGAATCAGCAGTGTATTCAGTGCCTTCCTTATCTACACCGGGAGCAAACTCTATTTTTTGCAAAGGCATTCTTGTTTACTCTAGCGGCTTTGTTGAAGCTTTTTAGCTTGAAGATCGCTCAAAAGTTGCTCAATCCCTTGTGCGCCTCTAAGCCTTTCCCCTCCACTCCTACCGCCAACATAAGGAGCTTTAGGCATAACAAACATTCCATCGCTAATATTAGAGGTGTCTAGCTTTGCCAGATTATAGCCAGCTATTTCTTTTTCTCTTTTCAAAAGAGCATCGTATTCATCATCAGTCATTCCGGGTACTTCTAATTTAGCTATACCTGCTAAAAGCTCTTCCATAGATGACCCGGCTCCGGTCTTGCCACCCCCAGCAAAGTTAAAGTTTCCCATTTGCCCAAGACCCAACGCACCTAGTGCAGATTGCCTAGTCGCTGCATCAATACTTCCTGAGTTAGATCCAGCTATTAACGCTCCTTGTATCTTGGTGTTCCAATCATCTTCTTTTCCTTCGTCTGGCCCTTTAGCCAGCATCCAGTCAAGCCACTCATCTTGGCTTATTTGATCATCTCCATCTACATCCGCTGAACCAACCCCGTCTTTTTCAGCGTCATCAAATCTGTTGAAATTTGCTTCCGTATAAGCTTTCCCGTCATATCGAGTGCCGTACTTATTACCCTCTGGGTTTGGAGGAGGGATTAACTGACTAGGCAAAGTTCCCGGCATATAATTTTTAGCAGCTTCTGTAGCAGAATAAGCAGCAAGCTCTTCTTGATCAATTCTGCCATCGCTGTTGGTATCTTCCCCGCCATCATTAAGGATGTAATTATAAGACTCTGCGGTTAAAGGGTTTCCTAGACGATCAGCCCCGTAACGGTATCTTAAATCCATAAACGGATCATCCGCAGGGGGTGCTGTAGTCCCCGCTTCTGGGGTTGTTTGAGGGGGAGCTTGAGTATTGCCACCATAAGGGTCGTTTCTGCCGCCATAAGGATTAGCTGGGACTCCGGGGCCACCCATACCTCTACCGTAGCTTCCTCCAAAGAACCCGCCTATCCCGCCGCCGCCTTCATCACGATCATCAACGCCGTTCATATTTCTGTCTTGAAAGTCAGCAGTTCTTATCGGGTTGTATCCACCACCTCCGTATCCACCGCCGCCTCCTCTACCGCCCTTGCCCCCACGAAAAGGGGCAGGCATAAAAGAACCCGGATAATCTGGGCGACTTCTAAGCTGGTCAAGCATGTTTAAGGAACCCATGCGCCTGTCTGACATAAGATCTTGAGGGCCAGACATAGCTGATATTAGGTTTTGCGTTCTTACTGGAGAGCCATAACCGGGATCTCTAAAAGGGATGTTAGTTGGAATTACTTGACCCATTCCTCCACCCCTAATTGGGCTAAGCCTATCTCTACCCATGCTGTAAAAAGGAGCGGAGTATTGGTTTCCCCCACCAAACCCGCCACTAAAGCCTCCATTATATTGGGGCGTTATCTGCTGATAAGGGCTGAATCCGCCATATTGTGGCATTCTTCTCTGATATGGGTTATTACCAAACATACAATTCTCCTGCTAGATTGCTTGAGCCAGCATTCTATTTTTTAATCTTTCAGCCCTTTGAGGGGTTTGTTTAGCCCAACGGCTATCCATCATTTCGACTGATGCTTTTTCCCAGTCACCTTCTTCAATCGCCTTACCCATCTGCTTAAAGTTGCTAAGACCTCTTTGTCCTAGCTGAAAACACATATTTACCAAGATATGCTGCACCTCTTGAGGCAGATCATTCCAGTTATTGTAAATCTTCATACAGCCGCTTATTGCTATTTGTACGTCTTCTTGGAACAAAATGTAGCAGCGGTCTTCTGTAATGTACTGATCGTCAGGGACTTCCTCCCAATTTATGCCGAAAATATCTAATTCTTTCTCTGGATCAGTGTCTAATATTTTGTGACCAATTCCGATAGTTGCATGTAACTCACTGCAAAGGTAGGCGTGAAGGACTTTGCCTTCATCGGACGAAATCTCTTCATACAGATCTTTAACGTCTACCGTCATCTAGATAACTTCCCAACTAAATAGCCAAAAACAAAACCAATAACTAATATTATTTCCATTATTTGTCATTTCCGTTGTTTTTAGAGTTAGTGTAAGCCTGACTACCAAACCAAACAGAGATAAGACCGCCTACGCTAACAAAGTAAATTGAACTCATATCCCCTAGAACTTCAGCAGACTTGTCTAATCCTAACAAGTCACTAATAACAACAAGCGAAGGGTAGAGCAGCATTCCAAGTAGGGCCAGCCAGCACATATTTTTTTGGGCATCAGCCTTCTCATGCAAGACTTCTAGCTGCTGGAGCTTTTCTGAGGAAGCTATTTCTGCATCACTGACCACTCCATCGCCATCTGCATCGTATTTGGCGTACTCAGAGTTAGGTTCTAGGTTCTTTGGACTCACGACTAATAGACCTCTGGAGACTTATCCATCTTAATATAGTTCACTACAAAATGGTCTTTAATGTAGCTTGTGGGCTTGCCAAGCTCTAAAAGCTTATTATGCCTTCTCATCAGGGGTGGAACCATTGGAACTATGTCTTTTCCATGCCTGTACTGAGTAACTTGAACTGAGTCTAATATCTTTAATCGCCCACATCTGGGTGCGCCAAAGGTCACTATTTCTGTAGGCGGTATCTCGTCTCTTGTCATTAACGCGCCAAGAATAAGGGCTACTGCGCCACCTAAACTGTGACCTGTAAGGATAATCTTCTCATGGTCAATATCTTCTTCTAAGCACACGCTGGTCACTTTATTGACTAATCTTCTGCTGGCTTTAAGGAATCCCGCCGGACACCAACCTAGCTCCCTAGTCCAAAGAGGCAATATACGCATATCTCGCAAAGCATCTCTAGGCTCGTCAGTTCCTCTAAAAGCAAATACATTGCCCTTTACAAGAACCTCAATATTGGCTTCTTCAAAGCTGCATTCTTGATAGCTTTCGCCGCATATTCTACTTAGCTCTTGATGGCTAGGCATTAGTCGATAGCTCTTTCTTCGGGAGGTCTACTACAATCTACATGGTCAGAGCTTCGCTTAATCTTAAACTCTCCATTCAGAAAAGGAATAGTGCTGGGAACCTCAAAACTGTACTCTCGCTCACCACACACGCTCAACGAAGAGCATCCTGTAAGAGTTAAAAAGCTAACTAAAAATAGGTATTTCATACGGCTCCTTATTTAAATAAATCTGTATCTTTGCTAACCATTTTGGGAATGCAATATGCCGTTATGTTCTCTTGCCATATATAAGACTGCTTGTTTGGCCCTAGCTCACCACGCTCTATAGCTCTGGCAAACTGATTGCATCTATACACATCCTCAAACAACATATCGTCTGTAGTAACTACAGCCCCGTCAACAATAACAACCAGCAAAAATACCATCAACATTAGCCGCCCTGCCGATACATCCATATTCCTGCTACTAAAAAAATCATAAAGAAGACCCACGCAAACACTGCCGTTCCTACTAATTTCATCGTCTTTTTAAACTCAGCCCTTCGCTTTTTTAAGATCCGAAGTTCTTTCTCATGTGCGTAGCGGCTTTCCTCCATTCTAGCTTTGATGCTTTTATACAAGTCATACTGCCCTTGCATCATGCAGATGTCTTTTAATTGTTGATCAAAGTTAGCTAACTGTCTTTTAGCACTCTCCATTTTGAGCGCGTCTTTGTAGCTCATTGCGCCAGCTTTAGCTTTTTCTACATCATTGTACTTTTCGTCAGCTTCTGCCCAGCTTCCTAGTATTGTATCTAAATTACCCTTCCCTTCTTTAACCGTAGCTATACCATCGTTAAGTGCCTTTAAAGCACTAAGTACAGCAACAACTTCCCCGATCATTAGAGATCTTTAGAAAGAAATACAGCACCAAGCATAAAAGGGTACATTGCCCAAATAAGAGCTTCTAGCCTAATCATTCTCCCTGAGCCACGCTCTAGGCGTTCTTCAATAGATTTAAACCTCAAAGCGCATTCAGCTTCATGTCGATCAAGATCACTCATCAGTCAGACTCAGGCCAGTTCTGAGCTTGCATAACTACTTGCAAAGCATCTACGTTTGCTGCACCAGCTATTGCAGTTTCTAGTCTTGCACATTCTGTTATGACTGCTGCACGATAAGTGACAGTTACATCTGGTATAGCTACATCTCTCTCTGCTTTGCGAATGACCATCCAATCAGTCGGAGCTAATGCGCTGTTAGCTTGAGACTTAATTTGAGCTTTCATGGTGTACTTTAGACCACGGGTGATTAGCTTCTCGCTAGTGTTAACCATTGCTCCGTCATCGCCTTCATCTGCATCCCAAACTTGCACATACAACTGATTGCCGTCATCGTCTTTAGCGTCAACGTCTTCAATAGCCATCGCGGTGTTGGTAAATCCTTGAGTCGCTACACCGTCCACTAGTGTCACATCGCCTTGTGTGACGTAGTAATACTTACGGTCTTTCTGCTCTCCAAGGACGATGTCTTGTAAGCCGTTCTCAGTCTTGAAGTCGCTGTCAGCTACTCCTGCGGGGAAGCTAGTGTTTGGGAACAACTGTTTCAGAGTTCCTGTTGCCTCTATCGCCCCATCTGTAATCTTTGCAAACATATTATTCTCCTGTGTTAACGGGCGTTAGCGTATTTGAAGGGTGACTCTGCGAAGGCCATGTAAAGATACCAATCACCACCGGTATTAGTATTGGCGTTATTGTTTCTTATTCTAAATCCGGTAGCAGTAAAATCTAAAAAATCTGCGACAACAAACTCTGCTGCATTAGACTCTGCCACTAAACCGGTATCAACATCATTAGAAGAGCTTCTTTTGTTGTCAAACATCATCCAAGCTCCAGCCCCATTTCTTTTTTTAATTATTACCCAAGCTGGGCGAAAACCTAAATTAACATAAGGGCCGTAATCGGCAGTCCCAGCTCCGTAGTAAGTTTGTATTTTGCTGTACCCCGGTATTGAGGCGAAACACCAAGCAACAACAGCTTGAGAAGTTGTTAGACCATTGTTGCTAATCATTGAAGAAGTAGCTATTTCCCCTCCTAAAAGATAGTTACTATTTATGTCACTTTCTGCGGCAGTAGATTGAAGAAGCATTCGCTTGTTGCCGCTAATAATGCTGCTATGAATCCAATTTTCCCAGCTACTATCTCCAGCCTTATACCAAACAAAATCTGGAACAACGCCTAGCCCATGCGGAATAGTGTCGTTGTTTGAATTATTTCCTGTAAAACTTAAAACAGAAAACCCAGCCGTAGGGTTAGCAGACAAAACGCAATCTATGTCACCGCTTGTGTCTGTTGACCCTGACCCATTGGCTTTCCAGTTCCAAGAAACATATGCCTCGCTGTTAGTGTTGTACTCAGCGTCATCACCTAAAGCAAATCCATCAGAAGCAAAAGCAGTTACGCCGTCTGCGTTAGTTGCTTCAGCATCAGTAGTGTTCGATTCCAGTTCTTTTGTTGAGCCTCTAACAGCATTAACTAATTTATGATTATCTGTTGTTGCTCTGTTTTTAATCCAAACCCAATCAGGTTGATGGCCTACTCCAGAGATTGATTGAGTGCTTCCGTTACCCGTATACAACACCGTATTAAACTGCGCTGACGGCAGGGGAATTGCTGGGTCTGGGAGGTTAGCGGTGCAGAGTGCTAAGAATCCAGAAGGAGGAGCGTAGTAAAAGTCTCCAATACTGTTTCCGTCTGCATTCCCTTGTGCTGTTTTTGAGCCGCTAAACGTGCCGTTTTGACCAAAATTATATTTAGTTATTGCTCCAGCGGAAAAACCACCTATTTGCCAACCTTTAGAAGCAACAAAAGTTATAGGGTTAGCCGCTGCTCCTGTAGCTGGATTAGTTGTAGCAAGACCGGGGTTTCCCCAAGTACCATTTTTGGCGAAATACATTTTACTGTTGTCACAATCAAGGGCTACCCCAACAATATCGCCTGTGCTATACGCAGAGCCAATGTAATTAGTAATGTTTGAACCAGCACCGGGATCAACATGACCGTTATTTAAAGATAAAGTTTGATTCTCATCTGCATAAGCCCAAGAACCATTAGCGTATGTCTGTCGCGTACTAATAACACCTAAGTATTGATTAACATTAGTTAAAGCTATGAATTCGTAATACCACTTTCCAGTTTCAGGAACTTTAAAAGAACAGTAATGATCTCCACCTCCAGCAGCAAGAGTTACTTGTAAATTACCTTCCGCAAAAGTGACGTTGCCGTTGAAATTCATTACAGCAGAATTAACCGTACAAAAGTTATTCGTAGGCGAGTCAGGTACAACGTCAGAGTTGGCGAGGTTACTTGCAGTGTAGTTGTTGCCTTGGCCAGAGCTATCAGTGCCTATAGCACCGCTTTTAAACTTTAAGTAAAAGCCATTTGTTCCGTAGCTACCACCCTCATATTCTTTGGGTATCCATTGTCCTGTGTCTGAGTTGGTTTCTCCAAAGGAGCTAGGAGTAAGCGCAGTGCCGTCAATGAGATGATACTCAGCCATGTACCCGTCCCAATACTTGGCACTTGCATAGCTAACAGACCCTACTGTTTGAGGGTAAGAAACTCTGTTTACAGGGAAATCAAAATTTTGATCTGGGTTATTTCTTACTGCAAAAGAAGTTTCTTCTACGCCATTAATGTAAATCCTAACTCTGTTATTTGCTGTACCAGATGTAGTATCTACTGCTACAACTACATGATACCAAGCAGAGTGGTCACGAAATACCCGATTAGTCCTCAACCAATTCTGATTCCAACCGCTAACTCTTAAATCACCGTTATAAAAAATTAAAGAGAACCAGCTATTGTCATTATTTTGACCGTTAACATGCGCCCCAAAAAGATAATAACTGTAGTTTGAAACAGCCGCTTCTCCGATCTTAAACCATGTACTAATGGTAAAAGTCCTACGGTTTCCTCCGCTAGACGGAGTTCTTTCTAGCTTTGCAGCACTTGCTTTATTAAATATCAGCGACTGATCTATCTCGTAGACTGCCTCTACAGCACCACTGCCCATGATTACTTTTTTAGCGACTGTACTCATTAGGACATTACCTGACCGGCTGTGAATCCGTAATAAGTTGTACCGCCGTCTACTGTGTAGAACACAAAGATGTCTACAGCGTTATCGGCTTGTGACAAGGTAGGAGCAACA